AATCCTCGTGTTGTTGAAAGATTTTACAACCGTTTGGGATTTAAGACTCAGGGGTTTAATTGTTTAAAGGAATTATAATATGTGCGGTGGATTCGTTGGAGATGTTCTTGATGGCATTGGCGACATTGTAGAAGATGTTGGTGATTTTATTGGTGACACAGTAGAAGCAATCGTTGATGATCCGTTACAAGCCATTGTCACTGTTGGTGCGATGGCTATGGGCGTTCCGCCTGTTTGGGCTGGTGCTCTTGGCGGTGCGGCAGGTGCGGCTGAAGATGGTGGCAACATTCTTGAAGGTGCCTTATTAGGTGGTGCCGCAGGTTATGCTGGCGGTATTGCAGGCAGTGCGGCAAGTTCAGCAGGCGCAGGAACTATCCTAAGTGGTGCCGCTGGTGGAGCCGCCGCTGGTGCTACTGTAGGTGCTTTAACTGGTGGCGATATTATTAAAAGTGCCTTAACAGGTGCGGCAGGTGGTGCGTTAGCAGGAACAGCACAAAGTTTCTTCACAGACGCAGGTGGTAGCACAACATACACATACGATGACGGTTCAACTGTAACATACAATGCAGACGGTGGTGCTGTAAGTTCTACTCCTGCAACTGATGGCACTTTGGCTCCAGTTTATGAATACAATCCAAATAGTGGTCGTGTTGAATTGGTTGCTCAAGGCAGTGGTAACAACGTTGGTGTTGAAACCTTACCAGTTGGTTTTGATAACTCAACAGGTCAGGTCAAGGTGCCACATGATGTAGTATCAACTGGTATCAGTGACTCAGCCCCTGGCACAATTTACAACGGTCCAAATGGTATGGAAGTTGTGTTGGATAGTGGCAAGACAGTGTTGTTAAGTGATTACCAAGCCGCAATTGATAGTGGTATGCCAATCAGTATTGATGGCAACATGACAACTGATTTCCGTGTGGAAAGCACAGGCTTGCCTCGCAGTTTGGAAAACCCAGGAACAGGCACATTGCCAGATGGTGTAGAACTTGCAAGTATCGAAAACTCAAACGGTGCTCGTTGGGATGACACATTAGAAACTTATGTAAATCCAACAACAGGTGCTTACTATGACCAAACCACAAACGCATGGGTTCAGCGTGCTGGTTCAGTGCCAGTCTCTGGTGGTGAAGGCAATTATGGTATCCCAGACAGTTACGTTGCTCCTGTCACAATCAATCCAGACGGTTCTACAACTACACAAAACTACAACGGAAGTGTAACTACTACTTTCAGCAACGGGAGCACTATCACAAGTAATCCTGATGGAACTTATATCACTCGTGATGCAACAGGTTCTACTCAAACTGGCGTATCTGGCAGTGAAAGTAGTGGCGGTATCAACACAGGTGCGGGCACAACTTATGTGTATGACGATGGTAGCACGATTACAATTCACCCTGATGGCACAAGCACTTCAACGCCAGCCCCAGGTGGTGTCACAACTCCAGCAGGCGATGCAACTGACTTAGGTGAAATCACTATCACAGCAGATCGCCCAACAAGCACTGTTGCCAATACTGATTTGGGTCCAGTAACAGGATTGCCACCAGTAGTTGATTTGACTGGAACACCAGTTACTCCTACTACACCTACTACACCTACAACTCCACCAGTAATATTCCCTATCACTGGCACAACACCTAAGACACCAAGTGTGGATGATGGTTATACACCTCCGCAAATTGGCAACATGACCAAACCAATCACAGACATTGGATTGAGTCCAGGCTTTATTAAACCAGAGCCGTTTTATAACACAACAAACGATGTGCAAAACCAATACTATTGGGGTTCGCATGGTTTTCAAACTGGCGATACATTTGATGCTACAGCATACAACACAGTGCCAGTTGCACCACAAAATCCATTTGGCATTGACCAGATGTATGAACAATTAACACCAGAGCAGTTGGCGGCACTAGTCCAAGACCCTGCTTATCAAGCACAATTTGGCACAGTAACAGGTCCAGTTGTGCCGCAAGTTTAACTTGCACTAAATACAGACAAGGAAAAATATTATGAGTTTTGGTAAAAGTTCAACTAGCACAGCCCCAATTACAACACCAGAGCAACGTGCTCAAATTGCGGCTACCACAGAAATGCTAACTGGCACAATCATCCCAGCATATAAAAATGCTACAGGCGGTGCAACAGAAATTTGGAATCGTTATGCTCCAGGTGTGAATAATGCGGCACAAAACCAAGCAGGCGTTGCTCGTCAAGTGCAAGATGTTGTTGGTTCAACTGGCGAAAGTGCATTACGCACTGGTATTAGTGGATTAGAAAACCTGTTCAATCCAGACTATGAGCGTATTCAGATTCAAAATGCTTTAGCACCTGCTCAAGCACAATATGTTCAGAATTTGGAAATGCAACAACGAGCAATGGGTGGTGCAGGTGTTGGCGGTGGATTCCGTAGCAAACTTGCTGATCGTGCCCTAGCAGGTCAAACACAAGCGGCACAAATGAAAGCCGCTGGCGATATCATGCAAGGCATTGCAAGTCAAAGATTAAGTGCGGCTTCACAGTTGGCACAACTTGGTCAAGGTGGTCTTGGTCAAGCACTTGGTGCGGCTGGTGCAGGTGTTAGTGCGGCAAAGACTCCGCAAGATTTGTATTCACAATACGCAAGTATCTTATACGGCACACCACAAGGCACATACACGCCAGATTTCCGTGGGACGACTGGCACCACAGTTGATAAGACTGGTTTTGAATTGTCTTATCCTGGGACCAAGATTGGAAAATAAGGAATAAAAATTATGGCATATGATGCATTTGGAAATTATGTGGGTCCAGATATTGAAGCGACTGACCCTTTCGCTTACGAAACTGAAGAAGAACGCCGTAAGCGTTTGGCCTCAGAAGTAAAAACAAAACAAGAAGTCACCACATACGGTGATGGTAGTCAAACTCGCACTGTCAAGGAAGAAATCCCTGCGGCTGGTCCAGTGAGTCCAGAAACTTTTGCACGCATGCAACAGGCTGAAAGTGGTGGTCGTGACTTTGATGCACAAGGACGCCCTTTAACAAGCCCAAAAGGTGCGATGTTTGCAAATCAAGTAATGCCAGCAACGGCTGCATCACCAGGTTTTGGTGTTCGTCCAGCACAGGCACAAACTCCAGAAGAATATAATCGTGTTGGTCAAGAATATTACCAAGCACTGTTGAAAAAGTATAACGGTGATGAACGCGCAGCCGCCGCAGCCTACAATGCAGGTCCAGGTCGTGTTGATAAAAACATTGCCGCCAATGCTGGTCAATTGAATCCTGCACAGTTGCCTCGTGAAACTCAAGGTTATCTTAGCAAAGTGTTTGATGCAATTATTCCAAGTGCTCAAGCAGGAACATTAACAGATGCTCAACGCCGTGGCGCTCCAACAATTACTCCACCTGCGGCACCAACAGCACCAGTTGCTCCTCAAGCAATGGCGGCTCAAAGTGCGGCACAACCACGCATGCAAATTGATGAAGAAGGCAATCGTTTAATCACCAATGCAGATGGCACAACTACAATATTGGGTCCAAACAATCGTCCCATGATGGCTGGTGGTATGGAACCTCGTGATACACCAGAGTTTCGTAATCGTTTGTTTGAAGAAGCAGGCAAAGACCCGTTCAAGTGGATGGAGATCAGCAAGCAACCTGAGTTCGCACAGTTTCCAGCAATGCAAACTGTTGCTAAACAACAGGCTCGTGCATTGTTAGAGCAAGAATTTAAAATGAACAGTGCCAAAGAGCAAGCAACTCAAGCAATTGCGGCAGCGGCTCAAGGTGATCCCAAGGCAGGTCGTGCTATTGCTGATGAATTAAAGAATCAAGAAGGCTCATGGGTTAAAATGATTTTGCTTGGTTTCCTAAGCCCAGAACTTGCTGGTGAAGAAGCAATTAAGTTGGGATTTGGTAACAAGTGGCAAAGTGTGTCAAATGAAAAGGGCGAAACAGCCTTAATTCAAGTCAATGCCAAAGGATTGCCACTAAAAGGTATCAGTGCAGACAACAGAGAATTAACTCAAGAACAACTTGCAAGTTTTGCAACTGGTGGCAAGCGTGAATTAGATATTCCAGGCGGCACTTACATCAATGACAAAACTGGTGAAGTTGGTCGTGTTGTAACAGACAAGCGAACTGGTCAAAGTTATGTCCAAACTGATACAGGTCGTAAGCCAATGACAGGTTTCCGTCCGCAGTCTAGCACTGGTGGATTGGCAGACATGCGTGCTCGTCAGATTCAAGAAATCAACCTTAAATTGCAAGGCAAAGGCGTTGAAGAACAAATGGCTATCCTGCGTGACTATAACAAAGCACTTGTTGGTCAAGGTTTCGTTCCTGTTCAGCCAAGTGAAGTTAATATTGCTGTGCCACAAATTGCTGGTGGTGCGCCTGCGCCTGCCGCGCAACCTGCTGGTGCTGTTGCTCCTCAACCTGTTGCTCCACAACCTGCGGCTGCTCCTGCACCTGCTCGTGGTGCGCCTGTTGCTCCAGTTCCATTGGCACAAGCCCCACAAGGTCGCGTTGCTCCTGCTGGTGCTCCTACAGGTGCTCGTCCAACAATGACGGAACTTGAAGCAGGTAAGACCATTGCCAAAGAATCAGCAGAAGTTGTTGGTAAAGACATTGGAACTACTCGTGCTAACCAAGGTAAAGCAGAACAAAATGCTGATTACTTGATTACCAAGATCAATGAACTTGTTACACATCCTGGATTTGAAACCTCAGTTGGTCGTAAAGGTTTAAGTTATGGCTTTGGTTTAACCAAAGAACCTATCCTTGAAGGCACTGATGCGTCTGACTTCCAAGCCAGATTTAAAGAAATTGGTGGTCAAAGTTTCTTGCAAGCAATTGAAAACTTGCGTGGTATGGGTGCCCTAAGTAACCTTGAAGGTGAAAGTGCAACCAAGGCTATTCAACGCATGAGCACAAGTCAAAGCGAAAAAGAATTTAAAACTGCCGCACAAGAGTTCAACGAAATTATCCAACGTGGTATTGATCGTAACCGTGTTAAACTTGGTCAAGAACCAAAGTATGGCACAAAGCCAGCCAGTGAAATTGCAAAACAAGAACCTGTCAAGAAGTTAAGTAAAGAAGATACACAGGCACTTGAGTGGGCACGCAATAACCCTGATGACCCAAGAGCCAAACAAATTAAACAACGATTAGGATTATAAACATGGCAGAGTTCGATCCAGATGCATATCTGAATAAAGAAGATAAGAAAAAGAAGTCTGGTTTTGACCCTGATGCTTATCTTAAAAAGACGCAACCAGAATCAGCACTACAAACCTTTGGGCGTAGTAGTGCTAGTCTGGCTGACTCTGCTTTAAATGCAGTAACAGGCACCTTAGATTACGGTGCGTATGCTTTGGCTCGTGCCGCAGGTCGTAGTCCAGAGCAAGCAACAGCAGAAACAACCAGTCCAAAAGATGTGTTTGGTCGTGCGTTTGGTGTTACTGGCACACAAGGTTATGAACAAGCACCGTTAAGACAACTTGGCACAGCCATTGGCGAAGGTTTGCAAGGCAGTGTGATTCAACCTATTGCACAAACAACTGGATTACCAGAGGCTGATGTTGCTAACATGTTTAACACTGCTACTATTGCCGCAGGTCCAGCAGTTCCTAAAGTTGCAGGTGCGGCAAAAGCAGTTGCAAAAGCACCAGTTGATGTTGTTAAAGGTGCGGCAGGTAGAGCCACAGGTTACATTGCCAAGCCAGGAGAAACACCAACTGGTTATCAAGTTCCAAGTAGCCGTATTCCATTAGGCGACACTTTTATTCCAGCCGCTGAAATGGCAAGATTAGAAGCAGGATTGCCAATGAGCCAAGGTGCTGTTCGCCCTATTAGTGAATTAGCACCTGCTCCTGTGCTTGCGTTAAGTGGCGGTGAAATTCCTGCGGCTGGTCAAGCAATGCGTGCATTTGGTGAGCGAATTGGTGAAACATACAGCAATCCATATACTGCCGCCGCTGACGTTGGTAGTATGTTTTTAACAGGTGGTATTCCTGTTTTAACTGGTATGCGCGGTGCATTAGGTTTAGCACAAGGTGCCGCAGATGCATACTTGGCAAGCAAAGGTTTTAAATCATTATCACCAGAACAACAAACAATATTAAATCAGGGTGGTAATCCATTTGTTGCAACTGGCGCAGTAAAGCCAAGTGATATCCCACAACCTATTCGTGAAGCCGCCGCACAACGAATTACTCCTGTGCAACCACAGTTGGGTTATTCACCAACACCAACACCTCAAACCATTCCTATGGGCGGTCCAGGTCGTCGTGTGAATATTGAAGGTGAAAGTTTCAACTTACCTTACGAAATTGATACAAGCCGTGTTCAACCAACTGGACCTCAACAAGTTGCACCACAACCTGTTCGTCCTGTTGCGCCTGAAACTATTACACCAACTCCTGCTCCAGCAGTAGCAACAGCACCTGCAACTGAAAGCGTGTTGGGTCAAAAACTTACACCTGAACAAATCCTTGCTCAGATTCAAGCACGCAGTGGTAAAAAAGGTGCAGGCATATTTGAAACGGCAGGCGATGCACCGCCACCTCCAATTGATTTGGCTGCAAATCGTGCAAGTTTCCCTGACAAGATCAATCAGCATCGTGCTGGTTTGGAAGAAACTCGTGCTCAGAATAAAGAAACATTTGCTGGCACAGCAGAAAACTTGGGTCGCGGCACAGAAGCAGAACGCCTAGCCAGAATGTCACCTGCTGAACGATCAGATTACTTGTTCCGTCAAGGTTTAAAATCAGATACCATGACTGATGCGGCTGTTGTCAAGGACATGATTAAAACAACTACCAACACTGGTATTAGACGATACAAAAACTCAAACATTGTTGATAACAGTGTGTTTGATGAATTTGCGGCTGACGCAGGTGTTATGTTGGATTGGAAATCTGCACCAGACATTAGTAAAATGGGCTTTGGCGAAGGCAAGAGTGCCATGACTGATTGGATGTATAAGCAGATCAAAACTGAAGCCAATGATTTGGGCTTAGATGCTCGCACTGGTGGTATCCGTGGTCAAATCAAGGCCATGGAAGAAGCCAATAAAAATATTCAACCAATCAATCCCACAGAAGAAGCCGCCGCTGTCAAAGCCGCACAAGAACGCATGAAAAAGTTGCGTGGCGGTTCAATGGAAATGATGAGTGCAGAACCAGCACACACATTTAGTAGCAAGCAAGACTTTTTGGAACAACAATCATTTGATGTGTTGGCAGGTGTGCCAACTGTGGGCACTTACCCACAAGGTAATAAGATCATGCACTCACAACAGATTGCTCCGTTTATGACCAAGACTCATATATTTGCCACAGATGCAAAAACTGGCAAACGAGTTCCTATTGGTGATGATTGGACTGCGGCTGATCCAAAACCCAGCATGGTAGAGATGCGCGAAACATTTAAAGGTGTTGATGCAGTGCCAGAAAGCACCAAGATCAAACGCCATCAGGCTGAAGTTGAAAAAAAGATGGGCAAGCCCGTGGAAATTGATTATGCAAAAATAAATGCGGAATGGCAAGCCAAACAAGCCAAGAAGAAAAAAGGTAAATAAGCACTATGAAAACAATACAACAACTAACCCAAGTCTTTAATGACAATTTCGTGGCTTATTTCCGTAGTCATGTGAGCCATGTTAATATCACAGGCAGAAACTTTACCAGTGACCATGAGTTATTGGGCGGCATTTACGAATCACTGCAATCACAAATTGATGTGATTGGTGAATTGCTACGCACCCTGGATGCGTTTATGCCAGCAGACATGTTTGACATAGTAGATGGTAGCCATATTAAACCCATGCCAGCAGAAGGTGATGCTGAGGAATTGTTGAGCATGGTTTTAGAAGATTTGGAACATTTAAAACAGTGTTACATTGAACTGAACGAAGTGGCAGATGAAGAAGAACATGAAGAAATAGCCAACTACGCACAAGATCGTATATTGGCTATTGCTAAACAAATCTGGCAGTTGCGTTCAACTTTAAGTTAATCGTTTGTAAGCATAACTGCCTCGCACATCATAACCGTTGCGCGAGTGCAGTTTTAAAAAGGCATCTTGGTCTTTACGCATGGTCGTTGAGCAGATGATGGGATTGTTAGTGGCACGAGCAAATTGCTCCCACTGGTTCATCATATCAGTGATTATTCGTAAGCGATCACGAGTGGCAAGTTGTAGATCAACATGCACCATGCGAATGACAACCATATTGTCGTCACTCCATGCGGCACGATCATTACTTTTTGCCCAATTGTATGCCAAGAGTTTGCCACTAGCATCTCTTGCAACTGTGAGTAAGTCGCTGCCAGGAAGGTAGAATTGATTTACCACAGCAAAGGTGATATTGCGGCTATATGCCACAGGATCAGGAGTGAAAACAGTATCAATCTCGTTTTGAAAATGAGTTTGAGCCATTTTAACGATATCAGGAACGTCAAGTCCTGTGGCAAGTTGCCAAGTGTATTCTATCATATGCAAGTCCTTTCAATGATAGTGTATTTACCGCAATTGCTCAGGCTTGCTAAATAAAATATATGGAAAAGAACAAACAAAAAGCAAAGCCAAACGGAGGTCGTGGAGGCGCAAGACCAGGAGCAGGTCGCCCCAAAGGTGCCCGTGAAAATATCAGCATCAAGCAATTGCTTGAAGCACTGGAAGCCAAAAGTGGTGGTCGTGATTATGAGGACATTTTAGTTGAGGACTTTTTAGAAGCCCGTATGAACAACGATACTCAAACCACCCTAAAGTATCATAACTTAATCTTGAACAAAGTTATGACCAACATGGCAAAGATCGAAATTACAGATAGCAAAGATGCTATTGAAGCAAAACAGGCGGCATTTGCAGAAGCACTAGCACGACTTGTAGGCGTTAATCCTGAGGCTAAATAAAGCATGACGGAAAAGAAGAAACCTGGCTTGTATGCCAATATTGCGGCAAAACGCGATAGAATTGCCGCAGGCTCAGGAGAGCGTATGCGTAAAGCAGGCGCAAAAGGTGCTCCAACCGCCAAGGCTTTTAAACAAGCAGCCAAAACTGCAAAAAAAGGAAAATCAAAATGAAAGAATCTAACGGCTACAAAGCCATTTACGGTGGAGCAGGCGAAGGCTTCAGTCGCGGTGCTGACAGATTAACTGGCAACCACTACCAGAAAACAAACTCTGACGCACTAATCAACAAGGGTCGTGGTCCTACTGTTGGCAATACCAGCAATGACAAAACTCCTGGAACCAGTGCCATGCCTAAAACGCATGCTGGTAAAGAGATGACTATGGGTTGCCACAATCCACAAGTTCGCACTCCAGGCGGCACAAAAGAAATGCCAAAAACTGGCAAAGAAAGTTTTAACTATGGTCGCGGACCAACAAAAGGAAACGCATAATGAGCACTAATCCACAAGGCGGTAAAGCCATTAACCAAAAACGCGGACCAACAACTGGTAACGCAGGCAATGCTACAAAGCGCAACACATTCATGGACGAGAAATCTGCCACTGGTAGTGAGCGTGCTACTATTGCCAACATGATTACTGATGCACTTGCAATGCGTGGTCGCGGCACAGCAGCCAAGAACGATCCAGCCCTAGAAGGTTTGCACAGCAATACTGGTCCCAAGACTAACCCAACTGCTAACGGAAGCAAGTTGCCTAAGAAGTTTAAGAAGTAATCATGAGCGCAGTATCAGCAGGCATCAACGATGCAATGGGCATGGGCGGCAAAGGTGGCTTTGGTCAGCCCTTGCAAGATTACCAACAAACACAAGCCACACAGGGCAATCCCAACTTGGGCATTGGCTTTGGTATGCCTGCTCCTGTTGGCATCCAAGGCAATCAACCTGCACCTGATACATTACCAAGTTCAGGTATGGGTGGTGGCAAAAGTGCTGGCGGCGCTGTCCCAACACAATCACTTACTCCACAAGATGCTTACCAAAACTACAGCAATGTAATATTTGGTGGCGGTGACTCAATATTTAAACCCAACTTTATGCCACAAGGCCCACAAATTGGTTTTGGTCCAGCACCTATCCAACAAAATCCCATGGATATGTTGCAACAACCACAACCAGTAAATCGTTTTGCTCCACCTAATGCCCCTGGCGTTAGACAGCAACCACGAACAGCACCACGAGCAGGTATTCCTGTTCAGCAGGCTAGAACAGTGCAACCAAACCGTCTTACACGCACTCGCGGCACACGCTAAATAGAACGACAGCAAGGGGACAGACTCCCCTTGCTAATGCATAGAAAATAAAGGAAATGAACATGCAAAAATCAAACACGCCCAACGAAAATCCTTGGGACGACACCGCAACACCAGAACCAGTTGCAAAAACTCCAACAAAACGCACACGATCAGATGCCGTAGCCAAAGAAGTGCTAGACATTCCTGCGCCTGTGCAACCTGCCGCAGTCAATGCAGGTGAATATGATTTAGAAGGTCTAATGACAGACTTTCCAACAGCAACTGACCTAGAACGATTTGTATATGACGAAACTGGCATTGTGCTAAGTTTAAAAGGTCGTGCCAACAAGTTAAAGTATCAAGTGGCTATGGATGCACTTAACGGTGTCCCAGTTGATGCTAAATTTATTGGTAATGAAAACCCATACATTGACCGCACAGAATTAGTGCCAGTTGAATCACTCAAAGAACCTCCAACTCGTGCGGCAAGTTTGCCAGACCGCAAGCAAGTGCAAAATGTATTCCTAAGCAACGTTATTCCACATCCAGATGAAGAAGCACGAGCACAAGATAAAAAGGTCAGCATGTTGTTCCGCAAATACAGCAACGGCATGATTTCTTATGAAATTCTTGGTCCTCTTGAGCAACGCCCACATGGTGAAAAGATTGACAAGTTTGGTCGCACTAGACCAGAAGTTATCAAGTGGGTTGATCCTCGCAGTGGCGAACAAGTTATTCAGCGTGAAGATGGAACTTTAACACCTCAAGGCAAACGCCTGCGTGCTATGATGCAAACATTTAAAGTCAATAAAAGCAACCAATGGGCTACTTGGATTGACCGTGAATTTATCACACTAAACGATTCAGTGGCGCACAATCCCTGGGATATTTCTCAATAATGACTGATCCAATCATCCGTGACACGATGATTGACCAAGCACAACAAGAGCGTATGACTCGTGATACGCTCATTTTACAAAAGGTCAATCATGCACATCGTGAAGCATTTGTGCAAAAGTTTCCAGGACAGTGCGAGCACATCCTGCGTTTAATTGCTGAACGCCTGCAAGCAGTCATGACCAACAAACCAGCCCAACTGAGTGACCCAGAAACTTGGACAGCCACAGCCGCTGAGATTGAAAGTCTTGCCTGTGCTTTACATGCAGTTTATGAAATTCACAAGGATATTAGCCATGATTAATTTGACCAAACATGCAACCAGTCGTGTTGATGCAGAAGTAACTCGTCATGGTGATGATATCTTTCTGCGTTTGATTCGCACTGATGAAGATACTGGTGTAAGCCACTTTACACTGGTGTTGGATGCAACTGACCTTGAGCACTTTATCTCAACCTTAATTGAACTACAGGAATAAAAGTGCTTGGCGTAGAAACCCTAATGGCAAGGGCATTGCGATACAGTTTAGATATTAACTCAGTAGCACCAGAAACTTATCGCAATTGGCCCAGTAACTTACAAAATCAATTACAAGACTTGGTTATTGAAACTGCTGATGATATGCAGTTTAACCAGTTGAAATACTTTCGTCCGTTTGAACACCAACTGACCTTTTTCAAAACAGGCAGTAATCCAAGTGCAGAACGCCGTGGTATTCTAGCCGCAAACCGTATTGGTAAAACGGTATCTACATGTTATGAAACTGCAATGCACCTGACTGGTTTATATCCAGATTGGTGGGAAGGGCATCGTTTTAACAAGGCTATCACTTGCATGGTTGCTGGCGAAGGTTGGTCGCAGGTTGCTCTTGTTTTACAAAATGAATTGTTAGGCACACAAGATGTTAAGATTACGGAGAATTTGGGAACTGGAGCGATACCTCGTGATTGTATTGTTGTTGATACTATGCGGAATGATGGCGCTAACTGTATTGGCGTTGAAATCAAGCATGTCTCAGGTGCAAAAAGTTATTTGCTATTTGCTAACTACACGCAAGAGGTAAGACAACTGCAAGGTTTTAAACTTAATTTGGCAGTTTTTGACGAGCAACCACCAGATGATTTCTTCTCTGAAATCGTTACACGAACTGCTACCACACAAGGTAAAGTCCTGTGTTCATTCACGCCCCTAAAAGGCTTGAACGGATTGGTCAGTAAGTTTTGGAACAAACAAGAAGGTTATGAGTTTATTCGTGTGTCGTGGGACGATGTTCCAGAATATGATCCTTGGGGTCAGCCGTTTCTGTTAAAAGAAACTCGTCGCCAGTTAGAACGAGATTATCTACCACACGAGCGAGAAGCCCGTATTGCTGGTAAGCCAGTTATGGGTAAAGGTGCTGTGTTCCAGTTGGCACATTGGCCTACCTACACCACTGGTGAAATTGATTTTACTCGCATACCAAATATTCAGCGTGTGATTGCACTGGACTTGGGCTTGGTCAATGACCAAACTGTTATTACCTTAATGTATTGGGAACCGTATGAGCGAGTTGCGTATCTACATAAACAAATTTGTGTGCAGGGTATTGAGGAGGCTGTTCCTTCGCAATATATTAATCATCTACTTCGTCCTGAAGTGTTTGGCACTCCTATTGTTCTACCTGCTGACGCATCTACTCCTGGCAGATACACTATGAGTTCAAACTCAATTCGTGAGTTGTTTGAAAGTTACGAGTTGAATGTGTATCACAAAGCCATTATGAATCCGCCAGATCAGGAAGGTCGCGTTACCAACCACAAGAGTTATGGTATCAACCAAATGCGTCAAATGCTAGAAGTTGGTAGCCTACGAGTCAATGAAAATTGCACGCAGTTTTTAAGTGATGCACGCAACTATTTCGTGGATGAACGAGGCAGATTTAGTGACCCAGATGACACTATTGATAGTGCTCGTTATGCTTTATTGGCTTGTTTGCAAAACATTGCTGAACCGTGGGATAACAGAACTCCACAGCAACGCATGGCTGCGGCACGAGATAAGTATTATCGTCCAAGAGATGAAAGCAATAAGCCTGCTTGGAAGAAAACATTTAGTGCAGATTAAGGAACAGCAATGAAACAAGAAATGAACGGTAAGTTTTTGACAACAGTGGCAGACCAAACACCTGCCATTTTGTGTGAAAACCATGCCAAAGTGTTTGAAATGGCTATGTTAGCCAACGATATTCCTCACACAATTTACGAAATGGATGATGAGGATGGACCATATTACTGCCATGCGTGTGATTTACAAGTGGCAAAAGCCTATGCCAAGCAAGTTGAGGAGGCAAACACGCCCCGCATCATTATGCCAGGCGAATACAACTGATGCTAAATAAGCAATCAGTAAAGGAAACTTAACCAGATGTTAAACATCAAGAATATCCCTGTGCAGGACATTAATCAGAACAACAAGACTAATGCCACTTTTGTCCGCATGAAGAACCAAATGGACGTTAAAATGGCGTCCTACTTGCGTTATCTAGGCACCAAAAACGCAGTAAATCGTGCGTCAGACTATCACTACCTGTGCCTTGCAGTTACTGATTCTACTGCACCTGTCAATGGCATTGACTACATCCATCCCAGTGTAAAACCAGTTGTAGATTACGCAACAGCCGTTATTGCCAAGGGTCTTACTCCCAACGGCGAAATCAATTTTGACTTTGTTGCTGATGGCGAGGAAGATGAAGTCGCGGCTAGACAAGCCACCAACATGGTCAGCAAGGTTGTCAATCAAATGAATGACCCGCACTTTGTGATGGAACGTTGGGCAATGGACTCAGTTATGCACAAAAACGGCATGATGATGATTAAGCCAGTTCGTGAGCAAATTGTTCGTTATGTCGAAACAAGCGGAACCGCAGACCAATTACGAGCATTTGAATTACAAGCCGCTGAAGCAGGTTTAACTGCACTACGCCAAAGCAAACGCCGTGAAACAGTGGATATGATGAAAGTCATGGAAGAAGCCACTCAACTGCTAGGCTCACAAAAAACAGAATATGCCAAAGGCGTTGCTCAAAAGTTCATGCTAGACATTACTGAAAGTGATGAAGCAGCCCAACAGTTTGGTGAGCAAGGCGATGCAATTGTTCAAGGCAACTTAGACGAACAAGAAAGCATTATTCAAGACAGTATTCGTCGCAACACCACATACAAAGCCAAGTATAAACTAACTGGCTACAACATCAACATTCGTTTCCATCCTATTGCACAGCACTACTGGATTTGTGATCCAACTGTGCCTGAAATGAAAGATCAACCTTTCTGCGGTTACTACGACCCAATGACAATTCAAGAAGCCCTAGAGTTATATCCAGGTATCAACTTGGAAGAATTCCGTGAGTATGCAGAATACAACATGAACGGTGCTTATCAAGCAGGTTCAGTGTTGAACAACTTGGCTATTCACGCTCGTGACAGTGTGCCAGTTATGGGTATTCCTGTAAGTAGTGCCGCAAGTGCTGACCCAGATAGTCGTCAAGTCAGTATCGTTACTGTTTGGAACAAGTATGACATTGACGGTGATGGTGAATTAGAACTAGTAGAACTTATCTATAGTGGTAGTTACATCATTAGTGCTAGAGAAGTAGAGTTTATTCCTGTTGCCAACATGTGTCCAAAGCCACTGCCAGGAAACTTCTATGGTATGAGTATTGCTGAAAGTGTTATTCCAATGCAGGAATACCAAACCAGTGCGGCTCGTGCTGAAATTCAATTGGGCTTGCTAACTGCTACGCCTCGTATTGGTGTTAAACCAGACCGTGTTGATTTTGAAATGATGCAAGACGGTGAAAGTGCAATCTTTATTTTAGATAGCAAGTTTGACCCAAGCAAAGACATTTACCAAATGCCACCTCCTTCTGGTAACTTGCAGTTCTTAGAAGTTGCAATGAACCGTATTCAACAAGATACTATGGCAATGGTAGGTATGACTACACCACAAGATGTGTTCAATCCAGAAGTTATGGCACCTGGCAATTCAGGTATCAAGTTGCAAATGGCATTGAGTCCTAACCAAATTATTCAAGACAACACAGTTCGCAATGCGGCAGAAGGTTTGAAAGAAGCACTATGGTTGGTATGGCGCACCTTAATTCAGTATGGTGATGACTATGGTGTTAAGAAATTGGCACAAGCAAGTCACCCAGACAAGAAGCCAGAGTTCTTAGACTTCCTAGCATGGGATGACATGAACTTCTGTGATCGCAAACAAGTGCATTTGGAATTGGCGTTGGGCATGATGAGTGATGAAAACGCACTGAGCCGCCTACAAATTATCCAAAAGTGCCAAACAGACTTGTATCAAATGGTTCAAGCAATGGTTGGTGCTGGCAGTTTAACACCAGAAATGTTCAAGAAAGTTAAAAAGCCGTTTGAAGATACCTTATATGTGCTAGGCGTAAAAGACTGCAACACATACTTGCCAACTGATGAAGAAGTCATGGCAATGATTGAAGCAGGCAAAGCCGCAGGTGCAAACAAGCAACCAAGCCCAGTGGATCAGAAAGATATCTCTGTAGCCAAGTTGAATGAAACCAAAGCCAAACAAATTGAAGCAGAAATTGCTGGCACTGATGCCAACTCGCAATTGAACTTTATGAGTATGGCGGCTGGCAAACCAACTGACTACAACAACTGATAACTACAATTTTAAGGAAACGCAATGATTAGTGAAGAAGCAGTTGATGCCTACAATCGTAGGCTCACAATTGATACAAGTAATGTTAAGAAACTTACGCCAAGTCAGCGAGATGCTGTAAAAAATTATGGAAGTTTGGCAGAAGCCCTGCTGAAAAATCGTGATTTAGCACAATTTATACATCATTTTAAGTTTTCAATCAACGATACCATAGCAAACATTCGCACTCATACTCCAGACGCAAATGCAGAACGAGTAGCACTGGCAAACCAGTTAAGTGGCATTGATAGTTTTGTGAATACACTGAAAAGTGCTGTTTATAAACGAACAGTGTTGTTGAGAGCAGAAGCCACAGAAAATATTTCGACAGAACAATAAACAAATACTAAATAAACATACAGGTAATCCATACGGACCCTATACAATTTAAGGATAGATATGACAGATACAACGACAAGTCCTAACACCCCAGGTGCGGATACTAGTCAAAGCGCAGTTCCAAGTTTGGACTCTATAGCACAGAAAATGACCGCAATGCGTGAAACCACCATGCGTAACCAAATTCGTGCCACTGAACCAACTGCAACAGGTCAAGACGATGCGGCAGCAGACTCAAGCCCTGTAGCACCCAGCGATAATGCTGATGCTGAAGTTGCTGATACTAGCGACACAGAATATGCCAGCGACAATCAAGAAGCAGATGCCCAGTATGATGATACTGTAAGCACTGATAGTAATGATTCTAGTGCAAACGAATTGATTGACTTTATTGAGTTCGCAGAAACGAACCCAAACGCCAAATTCAAATTTATGAAGAATGGTAAAGAAGTTATCATTGATGCCAAGAAAGCCGCAGCCATTCTAGGTCAAGGTAGCGCAATACACGAAGAAGCACGCCAACTAAAAGTTGATAAGGCAGAGTTTGAGGAATACTTAAACGATGTGCGATCAAGACAAGAAGGTTTGACTTTGGCAATGGAATTTACTGTGCAACCCAAGTTGCAGAAAGCCTATGATGAGATTCTAAAAACACAATCTTATCAAACAACTTTCCAACAGCAGTTAGCACAAACCCGTGATCCAGCGCAAATTGCGCGGATTCAGGCAGGTATGCAACAAAACGAACAATATATTCGCCAGCAACAACAAGTCATTGGACAGTTGAAGCCAGCAGTAGATCAGTTCCGTGCAGTGCGTGCCCAACAGGTAGTAGAGCGTTTAGATCATGCTCGTAAGAACTTTACAGACAAAGAACTGAAAAATGAATTTGTCTTTAATGAAGTGCGAGACAAGATTGCGAAACTATGGCCTGAAGCCCGTGGTGAGATTATTCCAGGCGTTGCCAATATTGACTTGCTATCAAGTGACGAAGGATTGTTAAGCCTAGTCCGTGATGGTTTGCGATACAGAGACAAACCCGCCGCAAAAAGTGCTGGTAATAGCATGGCGGCATTGACAAGTCGTAAAGGATCATCAACACAGCGTGGCAGTGGAGATAGTGATATCTCAAAACTTCGTGAGCAAGCCAAAGGCGGCGACAAAAAAGCCGCAGACAACCTCTTAGTGGCTCAGTTGCAAAGATTGCGACAGTCAAGAGGTTCAAGGTAATTTATTTTAAAGGAATAAAATCATGGCAGAAATCACCACATCGCAGATTGGTAACGGAACGACCGCTTACGGAAGCGATATTGTTGTAAAAGACTTGGACCTAGATGTGTCCAACCGTGTTAAGGACGATACACCTGTTCTAAACATGGCTATGTCAAAAAAGCGTAAAGTTAATTCTACTTTACCATTATGGACTGACGATATCTATCGCGCTCCAGCAGTTCAAGCACAAGTTGAAGGTGCCGCTGTTTCTACAGCAGGTGCAGAGTCTAACTCTCGTTACAACTTGGGTAACTACACACAAATCTTCTCTACTGTTATCGCATCTAGCGGCACAGCACGAGCAGTTATGCAGGCTGGTGGCGACCCACAAGCATACCAAGAAGTTAAGCAGTTGATCGAATTGATGTTTGACGTTGAGATGCAATTGGTTCGTAACGACCAAATTGGCACAAAGTATGCTGGTCAAACTGGTTCAGCCTCTGGCTTGCCAAGTGGTCAAACTGGTCGTCGTATGGGTTCGTTGGCTGCTTTCGCAGGCACACAATCCTTCAACACAACTTCTGGCACATTGAGTGGTTTAGACACATTCTTGAACAACGAAGATACAGACAGTTCTGTTCAGGCTTCTAACGCCCTACGTGTTTATGCTAACGGTAGTGCTTACTACGCTGGCACATTCACAAACCAGTTGTTCTCTCCTGCTCTATACAAGCAGTTGGTAACTGTTGCTGAACAGCGTTACAATGCGAAGATTCGCACTGTTGTTGCTCCAACAAGCCTACGCACTTCTATCTCTGATAACATTGCACAATCTCGTGGTATCAACCGTGTTGATTCTGCTCGTGGCGACACAATTCAGACATACGAAGGTGACTTCAACTACTCTTACGAAATCCACGATTCATGGATCATGGACCAAGCAGGTGTAAGCAACAGCATTTACTTCTTGAACGAAGATGTTGTTCAGTGGGGTTCTTTACGTGATCTAGGTCCAAACAACGAAGTGTTCTCGAACGCTGACGCAAGTTTAGATCAATTTTTACTTGAAGGCACACTAATTGTGCGTAACCCAGCAGGTGTTGGTATGTTGAACAACATCGTTGCAGGCACAGATGCACAATCTGCTTTACCAGGTGCTCGTCCAGCAGCCCTAGTAAGCCGTGTAAATATTGGCGCAGGCGATGTTACTCCCTAATCTGTAATAGGATTTTGGAAAACACAGAAAAGGGCTACATTGTAGCCCTTTTTTTATAAGTATAGCATGCAACGACAACTCCCAAGACCAATATGTAAAATATGCAATGTAAATCCTGGCAAACACAATTATAGGGTTAAAAACACAGATATTATACGATACAGACGTATATGTGATTCTTGCAATGATAAAACATATACAAGACATAAAAAAGATCAATGCGAGGAATGTGGGTTTATACCTGAACATAGATGCCAATTAGATGTAGATCATATAGATGGAAATCATTTTAATAATGAGTTATCAAATCTACGAACATTGTGTGCGAATTGCCATAGATTAAAGACTCAAAAAAATAAAGAATGGAAAAAAATGGCGCAACGCGCCAACGCTAAATAACACTATGAGCAATGATACCCCAGAATACCTAGACAACAGTGACCCAGAAAAGAACTATGATTATTGGAGACAAGATCATGGTGGCATGGTTACTCAACACAACGGTATAGCAGACAAACTGCTAACAAACGACAATCTTTATCGCAGTATGAAAGGCGATTGGACACGAACCGCATGGAACAAAGGCAACAACATCAAAGTCACAACTGGACGCCAAGATGGTAAGTTTTACATCACCCGCGAACAGATGAACACAGATGAAATCAAGTTGCGAGTCAAGAATTACCGTCATGCGGCAGAATTAGGTGTTCCAGACCCTCTTGCACCAATTGGAGAAGATGGCAAATTAACTTACAAGTGGATGGAATTACCAACCGTTATAAGTATTCGTATCAGTGACCAATACTTTGATGGTATTCCTTGGGCAGCATTAAAGAATGATCGCACTCTAAAAGCACAATTCTATCGCGTGGTAGAAACAGAATATCCTGAGTATGTGTGCTATCCAGGTGGCAAATTGCCAATCCCAGTTTCAGTTGCCTATCCAACTAAACGGGGTGAAAAGAAATACTTTAAAGGAAATTAAGAATGTTTATTATCCCAACAGGCGATGATCTTGTAAGTTTTATCAAAGACTTCACTGGTAGCACAAACGATACAGAAATCAAGCAGTGCATTTTCATGGCAGAGATGAGCATGCGTAACATCGAACTGCCAGCACTACGCAGTGATCCGTATGCTCCAGAAAATATTGGCGTTGCTGATGCCAACGGACGCATCCCAATTCCAGGCGACATGAACAAGCCAATCTTGTTCTTCAAGCAAGGACAGCAAGTTACAACCAGTGCTACAGCAACAGGCACTAGTGGTCAAACAACCATCACATTAACCAGCATCCCAGCACAAGTGCTTACCAACAACATGTTGGTCACAGGCACTGGTATTGCCATTGGTGCAACTATTACCAATATTACAGGTGGCGGTGGAAGTGGCAGTGTTATCACATTGAGTTTGCCCAACACAGGCACAGTAAGTGGCACTATCGTATTTGCCACAACAGGCAATGCGGCAAGTAATACTGGTCCTTGGATTGTGTATGACCGTATTGGTGATCGTGATATTATCACACAAAGCATGATTGCTCAGTTATACCTACAACCAGTTAATGTGCCAGCAGTTATTCGTGGTAAGTTTTCTGAAGTGTATAACAAGTATCAATTCTTACCTTACATTGCTGAAGGCGACCTAATCAACATGTATTACTACAAGGCTTGGCCCTTGTTGTTTGCTCCTGTCACAGACGAAGTTATCAGTGCTACAGGCACAGTTGGTAGCATTACAGGTAGTGGTCCTTGGACATTTACTATCACTGGCATGACCAGTGTAGGTGACTTGGCAGTTGGTGACGAAATTTACGCCCTTGACGGAACTGGTAGTTTTGGCGCAGGTGGTGTTACTCGTGTTGCTAGTATTGTAAGTTCGACAAGCATCACAGCCACAACAACAGGTGGCACTATCCCAGATACGGGCACTGTTACAGGTATTACTCAAACTGGCTTGACTGTTCAAAACAACGCAGTGCTACAAACTTGGCCTGAAGGTTATGTGTATGCAACTCTGCGTGAATATTACATCAAACGCCACAACGATACTGATGCCGCAGTTTATCAAGCCAAGTTCCAAGATGCTTGGAATGTGGTTGAAGATCAAAACAACCTTGGCAAGTGGAGTGGTGGTCACACTCGTTTAACAAGTGTATGGCAACCACGACAGTATCGCCAATACAACATCAAATAAGGAACACAAAATGACAAGCAGTTCAAGTTTATACGGCAATGTTAATCAGCAAAATACACAATCAACAAACTCAACCAGTTTGTATGGTGGTGCTGACACGCCTATCCCAACGCCAGAAGGTGATTTAGTAGTTCGTGGTGATTTAATCGTTTTAAGTGGCAACATTTTAACAACAGCCACAACTGGCAATATTTTTCCAGCCAACGCAACAACAGTTAATTTAGGTGCCAGTGCAACAGCAGTGAATATTGGTGCAGATACAGGCACAACTACCATCAACAACAACTTGGTGGTAGATGGCAGTGTTACAGCAGAAGGCGCAGATTTTGGTTTAATTACCATTGGTGTTGCTGACGACCAAACAATTACAACTACAAGTGGTGAGTTGCGAGTAGGCAGTGCTACTGGTATTGTAAAGTTGCCAGATGTTACTACAATTTACACAGACAACACCGCAACATTTAACTTGTTGAACCAACCAACTGTTGTTAATGCTTTTAGAGCCGCAACAACCTTAAACATTGGTTCTGATACAGGTGAAACCAATATCAACAATGATTTGTTGGTAGAAGGCATTGGCACATTTATAGGCGACATTACTGCCCCAGGTGCTGACCTTGGCAATATCACTGTTGGTATCACAGACAACAACACAATCACAACTACCACAGGCGGTATTAAAATTGGTGCTTTTGATGGTAATGTTGGATTGATTGGTGTAGATACACTTTACACAGACAACACAGGCACATTTAACTTGTTAAATTCGCCTACAACAATCTATGCATTTGACGAAGCAACAACTTTAGAAATTGGTGCCAGCAGTGGTGTTGGCACTACTGTGGTTCGCAACAGTTTTGCAGTTGATGGAACACAAGTTGGTTTGGCACAAGGCACTATTATTGCCTACAGTGAAGCAAACGACCGTTTAAATCGTCCTGTGGTTCGTAGCACAACTGGCAACACCAGTGGTTTCCGTGTGGAAGCACCTAATGCAACTACCAGTGCAAGTGCTGTGCTAAGTGCGTTTAACACAAACGACACTGATAACGGCTCATTTATCAACATCAACGCTCGTGGTAATTTAACTACTCCGTTGCGTATCCAAACAGGCAAATACACAAGTGGTGTTTTAGGTCCAAGTGGGACAAGTCTAACATTTGTTGATAACATCACTGCTTATGCTTCGTTGAACCCAAGTGGTCCTACTGATCCGTTAGACCTAACAACCAAGGCTTATGTTGATGCTTCTGCTGCCGCAGGTGTTACAAGCATTACAGGCACAGCAGATCAAGTTATTGCCAGCAGTTCAACTGGTGCAGTTACATTGAGTTTGCCACAAAGCATTGCTACAACCAGCAATGTGACTTTTGCTGATATCACAGCCACAGATGATTTAACTGTGCAAGGCAACAATGTCAATTTAGCGCCTGCAACTTTAATTGGTTATAATGAAAACAATGATCGTGCTAACCGTCCTGTAGTTCGTAGCACAACTGGCAACAGTAGTGGTTTGCGTGTAGAAGCACCTAATGCAACCACAAGTGCTATTGCCAACGTCAGTGCTTTTAGTAGTAATGACGGTGACAACGGCAAGTTTATTAACATCAGTGCTCGTGGTGCCGCAACCACAGACTTGCGTATTCAAACAGGCAAATATACAGCAGGTGTTCTAGGTGCAAGTGGAACTGTAGTTTCATTTGTTGATAACATCACAACCTACGCAACTGTAAATCCAAGCGGACCTACAAATCCGTTAGACCTAACAACCAAGGCTTATGTTGATGCACTTCCTGCCAATATAACTTACACAATTGATTCTAGTGCTACAACTGGTGGTGCCAATTTAAACTTGGTAGGATCAGACGCGACTACAGATACCATCAAATTTGCTGGTGGCACCAATGTGACTGTAGTGGCTACAGATGCCAACACAATTACAATCAATGCGCCAGACACAAATACAACATATACTCAAAACTTCAGTAGCACAACTGGTGGCACCAACTTAAACTTGGTTGGTAGTGATTCAACAACTGACACAGTTAAATTTGCTGATGGCACAGGTGTGACCGTAAGTTACACAGATGCCAACACAGCCACTGTTGCAATTGGTCAAGCAGTTGGCACAACAGACAATGTGCAGTTCAACGGTGTAACAACCAACAGCCTTACAACTGGCACTGTCAATGCCAACGGTGGTGTAAGTTTCGTTAATACAGCCCCATTGGGAGGCACTTACGCAACTATCAATCCGTTTGGTCCGTTTAACACTGATGACCTGACAACTGTTGGTTATGTCAATAGTGTGTTGCCAACTGTGGTAACTTACACTCAAGACGCAAGTGCTACAACAGGTGGTGCGAACTTGAACTTGGTAGGTAGCGATGCTACTACTGACACTGTTAAATTCAGTGGCAGTGGTGCTACAACCGTATCACAAACAAGTGCAAATGAAATTACAATTTCCAGCACAGATACAAACACAACATATACTCAAGATGTAAGTTCTACAACAGGTGGTGCTAACTTGAACCTTGTTGGTAGTGATGCTACAACTGATAGCGTTAAGTTTGCTGGTGGCACTAATGTAACAGTGGTTGCCACTGATGCAAACACAATGACTATCAACGCCGTTGATACAAACACAACTTACACCATTGATGCAAGTTCTACAACTGGTGGTGCAAACTTGAACCTTGTTGGTTCAGACGCAAGCACTGACACAGTTAAGATTGCTCAAGGCACAGGTGTAAGTGTAACACAAACAAGTGCAAACGAAATCTCAGTTGCAATTGGACAAAGTGTTGGCACAGGTGATAGCCCAAGTTTTGCTGGCATTAGTGCTGGTAACATCTCTGTTGGTGTTGCAACAGACAATACAATTACTACTACAAACACAAACGGTGATTTGGTTCTTGCCGCAAATGGCACTGGTGCCATTGTTCTAAGTGAAAATACTCGCCTACAAGGTGAAATGCAAGCCAGCACAAACTTGAACTATGTGTTCCCGCCACAAACACTAAACACAGTTACAGACAACAACGGCTACAGTGCGGCTTCAAGTTTCCCAGCAGGCACAAACGGTTATGGTGCTTCTATGAGTTACACGCACTATTACGGTGACACACTTGCTGGAACTGCAACTGCTCCTGGTTTTACATTCCGTAATGCCAACGGTAACAGTTCAACTGGCGATACAATCCCATTTACTGGTTTAACTAGTGTTGCTCCAAGTGCTATTGGCACTGGCAACGTTATGGGCACACAAAACTTCTCTGGTTATGCAACCACTGGCTTTGCTAACGACCTTGCAACACAATATCAAGGTGGTGGTATCAATGCCTTGCAAACAATGCAAGTTCAAAGTTATGCGGCGGAAAACTTTAGTGATTCTACTTTAACACTAAACTCAACCAATGTGACTGCGATTGCTTCAAGTTTCCGTGCTACAATGGGCACTCCTACTGTAGTTGGCACCAAGGGTCAAATTCAATATTCAGGCACAAGTGGCGCTGTTGGTCAGGCTGTTCGTGTTACAGGCACACTAACTGGCACTGCTACGGGTATTGTAAGTGGTCAGACTTACTACATGATTGTGTATAGCAACAACGGAACCAACAGTTTTGCCACTCTAAGTGCAACTCCTGGTGGTAGCCCAATTACAACTACTGCTGGCACATTAACTGGTTTGACACTAATACGATGCAGTATATCATTTACTACAACTGGTTTGACTAACGTTCCGTTTGGTCGTGGTGCTTTAGTTACAGTTACTGGTATCACCAACGTCACTGATGGCACATACCCAGTTTGGGGCACACCAACTACAGCAACATTTAGTTTGGGTGTTCCGCACACTGTTGCGCCTACTGTTGCTGGTGCTCAGACATTCAGTTGTTTAACTGCTTACATGGGCGCGGCATTTAGAATTCGTGCGTTTCCATTGGCTACTCCTGCCAACTTACAAAACCGTTTGGAAATTGTAGATATCAGTCCTGCGGCTGCTACATTCCGTAGCAACAGTTTTACATTTAACACTGGTGCCTATGGTAACACTGGCGTTGGCGTAACTGGCAATAACATTAACTACAACCGTGTTTTTGGTCAGTTTGAATACAACACAACTATTACACCAGCCGCAATTAACACAGCCGCAGTGTTCCCGTTGGGCACAGCGGCAACAAACAACATTGCCACAGTTGGTAGCACAAGCAGATTGATTGCAGGTGCCGCTGGTAGATACAACTTGCAGTTCAGTGTTCAAGTTAATAACGCTGATACTGGTCAGGACCATGTTGCTTACATTTGGTTGCGTAAAAATGGTGTAGATGTTGTTGGATCAACAGGTCGTGTTACAGTGGCTAAGAGTGTAGGAACTATTAGTGGTTGGAACTACTTGGTTACAAGTGCCAACACTACTGATTATTGGGAAATTGCGTATGCTGTTGAAGATTTAAACATCACATTCCCGTTCTATGCGGCTACAGCATTTGCACCAAGCACAGCATCAGTCATCACTACATTAACACCAGTAGGTGCATAAAGAATAGCCCAGTAGGGCTATTCTGTTGGTTATTTGGAGTCGCAGATGCTAACAGAAAAAATGATAAGTCAGATTGCAAGAGGCGATATTGTTAGTGATGCTAAATCATTGCGTATCAAGGCAGCAGTAAAGCGCATAATAAGAGAGATGCGTGAAGAAGAAATGCGAGAAATTATACAAAAGGAACAAGAGAGATGTCGCAAATTGATGCTACGGAAGCAAGATTAAACACCCACGAAATTTTATGTGCTGAGAGATACAAAGGAATTGAGATACGCATGGATAATATTGAACAACGCATGGATTCAATATCGCAAGATGTTAAGGAACTCAAAGAAGCCACTGCCAAAAGCACAGGTGAAATTAAAAACATGCTGACCAATGCCAAGGATGAAAAGTTCAAGGTAATGATTACTGCCACTGCCACAATCATTGTAAGTTTGTTGGCAATGCTGGGTTATGTAATCACACATCTCAAGTAAAACACGGTGCTTTTGCATGCATAAGTAGGTGCATGCAAGAAGATGTTTGGACTAATACAAAAACTAATACAGAATATGGTGTCACTGGGCCGCTAGGCAGTCCTAGAGCCTGGTTACGTCGAGCACTTGATGCTCAAACCCTGGATGACACCACATTCCAACACGGAACAATTACACCACATGAGATAAGTGTGGCAGGCATTTGGTATAAACAACCAGATGGTTATGGTTTGCCTGTGACTGGTATGCACCGCGAGTTATTTCGCTGGTTTGAAATTCCTCCTGCTCACAGAATGATAGGATCAAACAAGAAAAACTATGTGCCAGCATTGGGGTTATGTGCCGCAGTGCCTATGCACGAAGTTATGAACTGGTTGAAAACTTACACTGCTCATGGTGCGGCGTATGTTTGGTGGAAACGACCAACCAATGAAAGCATGCGTGCCGCAACTGAAGGGCTACGAGTTCGCCGCCAATTAGACCATGCTGTGGTTTATAAGTTGTTGGATGCAGGCAAGACTACAACAGAGATTGGCAAGCAGTTGGGATTCCCAGAACCAAACATTGCGTATGTTGCTAAAAAGTGGCGCAACGGTGTGGTGTTGGGTGCTCGTAAGCCACACTTAGATGTTGATGCTATTGTGGCCGCAAAACGGGCTGGTGTTCCTGTTAAAGAAATTGCCATACAGTTTAACACAACGCCTGCTTACCTATACAAAAAATTTGGAAACATTAAATGTCAAGACCCCAACCAACCTTGATCTGCTCGCATGCACAAGGTGATCGTATGATCGAAGTGTGTGAAGCAGATGCTGTATATGCTGTGCTGTTTAATGGCAGACCTGTGAAGTTACGCAGTATAAATCCTGCGGCACTTTATCAAGGTTACAAGTATAATAAAAGCATGTTCCCAGAACCAGGACATGCTATTGCATTGGCACGCAGGTTGAATGAGGCTCACAACACTGATGCATTTAGTGTGGCAGTTATGCAACCACTTCGCATACTGCCGTAAAAAAGCCCTGAGGAAAATGGCCTAATAAAAACCTCAGGGCTAAAAACAAACGGGGAGGAACCCAAATGCTATTACATAAAAGAACCGTTTGTTTTATAACTTTATTTATACATCCCAAGTTTCGCCGTTGATGACCAAACTGGTAGTTGTAATAGTAGTGCCAACTGCGTCAGCGTCCAGCACATCGCAAGCATCACTAAATGCGGCTCGCACACGATTTTCGTTTTGTGTGAGGATTTCATCATCGTCTGCGGCAGTGTCGTCAAAATCAATTTCAAACGATACATAAACTTCAATTCTTTGCTTTCCCATAATCTTTTCCTTTGTGCAACATTGTTGTTGTGCATTTACTTATGACTTGAGTAATCACGCAGAAACCAAAAGTCGTGCGTTTGGCAAAATGCGTTTTTGTGAGGTCATAAGTATTTGCATGAGCAAAAGCCTACATGAATTTATACAAGATAGCAAAACCATTTGCGAATATATTAAAGAACACGGAATCGAAGCATGGCGAAAACTGATTGGATAACCCAACTACATCACGAACTAGTGATCCTAAACAACACCAAACAACCCACATTACAATACACACGACTACGCAGAATCATACGAGAGGCTGTTTTGGACAAACGAGATAGCCGTATTGTTGCCAATTTGTGGCGAAAATTGTATGATTTGGACAACACGCCATAACATGCGGACTAAATAAAGTTGTCAGTGCAATGCTGATACATTTCGACAATTCTCAACCTGATGCCCCTTAACTGGGGCTTTCAGGTGTAAAAATCCTGAGAAAGTTTTTACCGCCTCTTAAATGAGTGGTCCTGCGTCGAAATGGGAAAGTCTTTTCCCTATAAGTGGTCCGTATAAGAAAGGAAAAGATTATGAAACTTAGTATTCATTATACACAAGGTAAATCAACTGCGCCCAATGCATTACAGGCAATGGGACGAGGTTGGGTTAATATTGATGTAAATTGGGCTGAAGCGTTTGAACTAATCACCGTTGATGGTTATGCCAATAGTGCAGAACTACAAAACGATCATCGCATTGGCTCAGAGTTTGTAAGCAGACAACTACTGATGGTAGATGTAGATAACGATACAAACAAAAATCCCAACACACTAACAATACCAGAGTTATTGCAACACCCGTTTTACGAAGCATACGGTGCTGGCTTTTATGCCACGCACAGTTTCCAACCAGATCATCACAAATTTCGCATTTGTTTTGTGCTGGAGCAACCAGAAACAGATGCAAGTCGTTGTCGCAAAATCATTCGTGGTTTGTTAAAAGTATTTCCAGCAGGCGATACAGCGTGTGTTGATCCTGTGCGTTTGTTTTACGGCAATATCAACTGCCAATTAAAAGAATGTAGAAACCTGGTGCTACCTGGTTCGATTGTGCAAAACCTGGTTGAAATTGTGGAAGCAGAAGATGCTGAAATGGCAAGCGCAATGACAAACTACAACGGTCCTGCTATCCAACTTGATGACGCACAAAAGCAACGCATACTTGACTTGCTAAAGCAAACTTATGTGGGCAGTTATCCTATTTGGCGTAATGTTGGTTGGGGTTTAAAAGCAGGTGGCTTTACAGTTGCTGACTTTCAGTATGTTACAACTGGCATGATGAGCAAAAAGAGTGCAAGCGATGCCGCAAAGGTTTGGAACGATGGTGGTCAAGTTGGTAAGCCAGTGACAATGGGAAGTGTTATACACTTGCTAAAAGAACGACACGGCAAGGATTGCTTACGAGATCAAGCCAATTGGAAACAAGAACGCGAAGCAATCTTTAACAAATATGTAATGAAATAAGGAAATAATATGTTACGAATAGACGATTTAGAAACAACTGGCACTGATCCAGTAGAACAATTAAATGCGGCAAAAGAAACTATTTTAAAAAATATTGCCGCGCAAAAGCAACTGATTACACAGGCCAATAAAGATTTACGCAAAATCGAAAAACTTGACATTGAAGTTGTCTCAGACAAAAAGCAACGCTACGCAGACAAGTTGAAAGAGATTGAAAATCTAACGGCTAACCTGGTAGAATACGAAATAGATTTAAAAAGTTTAAGTCGCACCAGGGATGACGAAAACGAAGAAAAAATCCAAGCCGCACTAAATGTAGTTGCACAACAATACTTGGACAATGATCCAAGTGTGGCTTACATTATTGCTGACGATGAGTTTTTGTTTATTGACGATTACAGCAGTATTCCAGAAAAGCAAAACGTGCAAGTTCGCAATATGCCTGCCAAGCAGTTTATTAAGTTGTTGGCAAACGAATTGCATTTAAAGTCATGGCACTTGCCAGACTATCGTGTTGTAGATTTGTTCAATAACAAAAACCGCACATTCCAATTGAAACGCTATAGTATTGATCCTAGTTTGTGGCAACAAGACAAAGTGTATTTGCCAATCAAGCACATGGAACAATACTTTATTGATCGCATCCAAATCCCACAGGACAAAGAGGAAATGGCAATGAACGGTCTAGAGTATTTTGACTGGTTGATGTATAGTTTAAGTGGTGGCAAAAAAGAAAACCAAGACCACATTGAGCGTTGGATTTTACACAAGATCATCAACTACAAAAAGGCAGTGACAACACCAGACTTGGTGGTTGTAGGTCATGTTGGTGGTAATGGTAAAGGTATCATTCAGGCTATCGTGCGATTGATGTTGCCTGCTATTTTAAGCGGCAAAGCCAACTCGAAAACACTTAACGGCAACTTTAATGCTATCATGTTGGGCAAACTGATTGTATTCTTTGATGACCAAAACTCAAAAGAAATCCCGCTAGAAGTTGTAAAACAATTGGCTGGTAGCGACACAATGATTTTTGAACCCAAAGGCAAAGATCAGTATGAAGGCGAAAAGACGCACAGCAGTGCTTGGTTCAACAACAAACTGCCGTTCAAACTTACACCAGCAGGTCAAGAAGGTGGTGTTGATCGTCGTTTTAGTATTACTCGTACCAACATTACATTTTTGGAAAGTATCCGCCATCACTTTGCATTAAAGGGACATGAAGTTAGTGTTGAGCAAAGCAAGGATTTTGCAGAAGAAATTGTCAGCAAATACTTGTTAAACAGATTGTGCATTGGTGCTTGGTTCAAGCACCTACAGGCCAAGCATCCAGAAGTTGATACAAATTACACGCTAAAGCCATTACACGGCGAAGATTACCGTTACTTTTTGGATCAGCAATTGGACAGCCTAGACACTATTTTCCGCAACTTAATCATGCCAGTTGTTAATAACGGTGGATGTGTGCCGTTCTTTGTTGTCAAAGAACTGATGCGCCACATTGATGGCTTTATTACCAAAGATAAAACCATTAACACTAGACTTAATGAGTTGGCAAGCCAATACAAGTTGGACATTGTAAATGAAAAAATCCACATTTACATTACCAGCGGTCCTAGCATCAGCACCAGAAAGCAATGCACAGTTATCCGTCCAGCCGCAAACAAAGCCTGGACTGACAAGAGTTTTGATTGGACCTTGGTTAGTAATACTGCTTATACTGGTAGTGTTGCGGCAGGCCAAGACTTGATTAAAGAAGATGAATTGGTATTTGGCGTCAAAGGCGATGTTGATGACGATGAGGACTTGTTCGAGAGTGACGAGGACTGATAGGAAGCAAGGAAGCACGGTGTTACCGTGTTTTCTTGTATTACGCTGTAATAATACAAGTAGAAATAGAAAAAAATAAAAATGTTTTATTGTAAAATTAAAAAATGCAAAAGTAGGGTAACACCGTGCTTCCAGTAACACTTTGAAGCAAAACCTGCATTTAAACCACTTACAATGCAGGTTTTAAGTGTTACCGTAAGTGTTACCCATGAAAAGTAGGGTAACACTTATCCCAGTTTTAAGACAGAAAAACGAATAATCTGTCAAAACAGATCAGGTAAGTAAAGACAACAAGGTAATAAAAGAATGATTACACTACAAATTACACATGGAGATGCTATTAAATCACTTATGAGAAAGTTAGGGCATCCAATTGAATTCACAGAACCGTTATT